AGACTTCTCGTAGGTAGCCTCTTTTTGAATCTTATTGCTGTATGTGTTAAGAATTAGTTTAAGATCTTGGATTTCCTTTTGACCCACGTGTGCGTGGTGGCAGTCTGGGGTAACAACAGCCTTGATTCCAAACTCGTCTGCTAGTGCTAGCAGCTGGTGATTCATTTCTGCTGGGTTGTGTGGCATTACCTCAATGTAATAGTCATCACCAAAAGTTTTTGCGTGCCACTCGATTTGCCTCTTGGCTTCTGCTAGCTCTCCAGCCTCGATAGCTTTAGCAATAGTGCCACTCAGACATCCAGAGGTGACAATGATGCCCTCTTTGTACTTCTCAAGAACCTGGTAGTCAATACGTGGCTTCTTGTAGTACCCCTCTGTCCAGGCAATCTCATTAAGTTTATTAAGATTTTCTAGCCCTTTTTGGTTCTTGGCTAGGAGGACTATATGGTTGTAGACCAAGTCCAAAGGACCTTCTCTACTATCCCGATCTCGTTGATCGAACCTATCTTCGGTTATATAGCCCTCCACACCAAGGATTGGCTTGATACCCTTTTCCAAGGCAGCCCTGTGCATCTCCCTGTGTCCAGAAAGAGAACCGTGGTCTGTGATCGCTAATGCGGTCATACCCAGTTCAGCTGCCCTGTCTACATACTCCTGAGGTGTGGCGATACCGTCAAAGAGTGAGTAGTGAGTGTGAACATGCAAGCCAATATACGACATCTTACCTCTTACCAGTCAAGGTTAGAAGTAGATGAAGCGGCAGGTTGGTCAAAGCCCAAGTAGAAGGCTTCCTGCTCTGCATATGGAATCTTGTTGAGAGCCATCTCAATTGGGTATGGCTCAAAACTGTTCCAGTCGTAAGGCTCCGTGTCTGGAGCCGAAGGAATGAGGGTGTAGCTGGTTTCAGTACCCTGCCCAGTCCTCTTTAGCTTCCAACCAAGATTGGAAATGCTGCCCGTTTCAATAGCGTATTCGCGAATAGTGTTAAACACAGACATCTTGCTAACACCCATCGACCAAATAGCCACATATGGCTCCTCAATGCCATCGTCAACGATTACGTTGCAATAGAAACGGAGTCGTCCGCGCCATCCAGCCTTGGGATCCTTACGGTGCATCTCCTCAGCCCAGTCGCGGCCTTCGGTCTCCATCGTGTCGACAGCGCGACGACGGAAATCCTTAGGGTTTGTGTGCTCTTTAACAACTAGAGCGAGGCCACGGCCTTCGTTGTAGTTGGCAGAGTCCTCGTCCAGCTCCTCCATGAAGCGGATCTTAACTGCTTGACCATCGGCAAGCTTCAACCAGCGAACCTTTGGCTTACTTTCGTCGTACTTTGGTTTGTCGAGCAGGGCATTGATATTTGCTAGTCCCTTTACTACGCTCATATTTTCTCCTTATTGTTTGTTGTGTGTATTATTTTAGCATGGCCTCAATGGATTTGTCAAAAGCAAAATCTAGAGATTTAATAGCTTCGTCATCCATGTCACCAATATCTTTATATTTTTTATCTAGTTGTATTACTGAAACACGAGAGCCAAGTCTTTCGATAGCCCTGTCTTTCATGTTTCCACCCGCTTCGTCATTATCTGCAATAATAATAATATTATTAAAATACTTACGAAGAAGCTCTACTTGAATGTTGGAAATGTTTGCCCCCAGTGTTGCCACTGCTGGAAACCCAACCTGCTCTAGTCTAATAGCATCAAAAGATGATTCTACCACATATATCTTACTAGAGGATTTGTTGCGGTGCAAGTTAAAAAGTGTTTTTGATTTAGGCATACCAGGAGTGTTCTTAAACTCCTTACCCTCCACAGATCGACCCACAAAGCCTATAGCCATGCCGTCTGGAGAGTGAACGGGAATTGTAACCATGTCTCGTTTTTCAGAGTAACCAAGAGAAAATTTACGCACAGAGTCTTCCGTAATTCTTCTACCGTTGTAGTAGCTTATTGCTCTTGGCGAATCAAGTGCTTGCTTGTTTAGTCTTTGAATAAGCAGCTCGTCAAATTGTAGATAGTCTGGCCTGTCAACCAGCTTATCGCTAATCTCATCTGCAATGTTGGTCTGCTTTTCTTTGCTTTTAATGTAACGCGCTGCCTCAAAATAGCTACGCTGAGAGATGTGCATTACAAGCTCATAGATGTCTGCAATTTTGTGACAAGAAAAACAATAAAACGTACCCTGGTACTTATCTACTTCTCCAGCTGGGGTGCGGTGGTTGCCGTGAAATGGGCAAAAAATAATGTAGTCTGTGTCTACTTCGGCTTCGATATCAACGCCGACCCCAACAAGGATCCTTTTGGTTTGCTCAGGTGAGAGTGTATTACGTGGTTTTGATGTATTCCTAGTATCCATTTACTTTTTTTCTTTCCTACAAAAACTGCATATATTGATAGTTCAAATTCATAGTATTCTTTTTTATGATTATAGCTTATTGTAAAGTCTGTGTCAATATCAAATCTGGGAACATATCCAGACATTCTCATTTGATTTAATACTAACTTCACATACTCCATCTTAAGGCGAACTAGATCAGCATCATCGTGGATAATGCCATCCAGTCCAAACCTTTTGATGGGTTTGTGGTGTATGTTTTCCATACACTAATTATACCTAGATATCTTCAATATCCTTGTATTTGTACCAACCTTTATCAAAGTCTACCTGAACCATAAATTCCCCCATGAATCCGTTACGATTCTTTCGGAAGACACACTCAATGACATCGCTATTGCTTCCACGCCCCAGGGCCAGGACCCAATCGGCGTCATAAGCGATCTGACGGGACCATGCGGTCTGTCCAAGAGTTGGCACCGTCTCTAGCTTTGTAACGTCATCTGGTGTTGCAGATGAGATCGCCATGATTGGAACCTCTTCTGAGATAGCCATAAGCTTCAGCTCACGAGACAGGTTCTTCATGCGTACCGTCTCATTGTCTGACTTCTGGTTAGGGCTCATAAGCTGCAGGTAGTCGACGATAACAAAGTCTGGTTTATATTGGTCAATCTTTCCACGCAACACGGAGGGAGTGATCTCTCCACCAGTGTCATTTGAAATAATCTTAAACTCTGGCTTGCCCTCAATTTTGTTTTTGTGCCAACGCTTTAGCTCCTCAATGTCGATCTCTCCGTTGCTAATCTTTCTATGAGACCAAAGACCTTCCCCCATAATTGTAAAAGCCCTATTACGAACCTCTGTCTCCGACATCTCAAGACTGATGACCATGGGAGACTTGCCCTGCTTCCACGCCTGCACTGCAAAATACAAGGAAAGCCAGGACTTACCAATACCAGGATAAGCAAGGAACACTCCTAGCTGACCAGGCATAATACCAGAAGGAAGATAGTTGTCAAAGCCTGGTAGCCCAGTCTTAATACCTAGAGCACCAAGCTCTTGCTGCCTCTTTAGCTGCTCAAAGAATGCTACGGCAGAGTCAATGTCTGTGGCGTCAATGTCTCGAATTGCAGAAGTGTTCTTTTTTAACTCAGATGTCTTTGTGATCAGAGTCTCTAGGACGTCGCCTCCCAGACCACCCTGAACGTCTACAGCTGCCTCTCTAAGGATGTCTTTTAGGCTATCGTTTAAGTATTCTACCTGTAGTTCTTCCAGGTGGTGCTTGGTCGCACCAATATCTTTTGACGGCTCAAAGTCTCTAAACTTTTCTACCACTAGTGACAACGGGGGTGCTACGGCATTCTGCTCATAGTAGTTGCGAATGAACTGCCAGATATCTCCGTGTGTGCGTAAAATACTATCTACGTTTGCCTGAAGCAATACGTGTACTTGCTTATCTTCTAAAACTGCAGAAATCAGTTTTGATTCTGTATTATTCATTCAACCATTCCCTTGCCATTTTTCTACGTTCCGCACGTTCTTTTTGGTCTTGCTCAAACTGTCGTTTGGCTTGTACAATATTGTCTGCATTGTATGCAAAATAATTCCATGTTGGAGCAACAGCACTGTCAAAATAATACTCCAGGAGATCGTAACAGGTCCCCAGAGTGTATGACTCGATTAGGTTATCTGCAGCCCACTGCTCTTTATTAAGATTGTATTCTGGCCTTGAGCCGTACTTTGCTGTGTGATGTTTAGCGTAGCGACTAAGCAAAGCCATTCGGTCTTTGCGTTGGGCCACTATTCACCAACTTCAGTCTTAGCTTCGTTGATCTTCTCGATTAGCTTGTTTTCCACAAAGCCATATACGCGATTAAACGCTTCTTCGACATGCTCCTCGTTTCTGAGGCTGTCCTCTACACCAATGTCAACACGCAGTGACTGAAAGTTACCCAAGTTGAGGGTGTAGCCAAGCGTTACATTAACCTTAGTATTCTCGTTTTCCATATTCTCTCATACCCTTCTTAAATGGACTCTGTCCACAATGGAACAAATTCTCCCTCTGGAGTCTTTGCATAAGTAAGCATACCATCTCCCATACGCCTTGTCAACTCTTGTTTTGTAGGAGTTGTGTCGTTAGTAATCAGTCCGTCCTTGCGTGCTCTACCATTATGGGTAGAAGCTAGGATGTCTCGTATTTCATGAACCATAGATTCTGAATAGTATGCCCTGATCCTAAATCCAGTTTTGCCATCTTTACTAGCACCTATTGGATAAGGTATTTTACCAGACTGCATGAGTCTTGGCAAGTATTTTCTGTGACGATTTACCAGCTTTGCCGTCTCGTTAACGCTGTAAGCCCTCTCCCTGTTCTTTTTAAAATCAGCAAGAAAGCAGCTCTCAAGTCTGTCTTTTGTTATGTTATAAACAGAAATAATTCCAGCAGATCTGTTGATGTGATATTTACGCACCAGATCACCATTCAAAAACCATACCTGCTTGTTACCAGGGATTACGGGTGCGCTATTGTATGCCTCTCTGTCCACCTCTAACTCCTTTAAACTGGAATGCCAATGGCAATCAAGTTGATACCGACAGAAGAAACACCAAGAGTGTTAAAACGAACAACACCCTCGACCCTGTTCGCCGTAACAGAAGTTAAAATAACAGAAACATCTTTAGTTGCATCCGTGGCAACCTCTCCAGTTAGAATTGGTGTTGCAGTTACAATAGGAACAAACTGGAAATCACTAAAGTTATAAGAAAATGTTGCTTCACTTTCTGTGGTATTGCTGTCAGTGTTTGTAACATTTACATACCCACCCACAATACGAGAATCTGACGTCTTGACAAGCTGCGTTTCACCAGAAACAACATCAATGCTTGTATACTTATTAGACGTTGAAGTAACCTTACTTGAAAGATCGTTAAGGGCGTTAGCGATCTGATATATGTAAGTTAAGTCTAGCGGCTGACCGCGTTCGGGCAAAGGTACTTTTGACATAAAATCTCCTATAGCTATTATAGCATTAAATCGTATCGTTATCTAGCTTGTATACTAGCAGTGGGTGGGCAAGGGCATTTGGACTAGCCCTAAAGGGGTTAGCACTTCTCATATAGATTTCAACAGAGAGGTGGTTGGGGGATTGTGTTACTACGGTTCCGTTTGTTAGGGTGTACTCATCTGGGATTCTAAATCCCTGAGCGGTACCCTCAACTCTTTCTTGGAATGCCCAGACTCCGCCATCGGCCTTGTCCCAACGAAGCCATATATCGTATTCAATACCTTTACGAATCAAGTTACCAGACACCTTGTCTTTAATAGAAATAGGATCCCAAACAACATTTACGTATGGGCCATTGCTAATTATGAGAACATCATCAATTAACTTATTACCAGGTCGTTCAAAAACATAGTTTGGATTTACTGTGTATGTTGGCGAGTAGTGAGAGAACCTGTTCTGGTCTTCAGAAACAATTCTATACCTTGTTAGATATCCATAAGTTAGGTCATCAAAAACGATTGGGTAAGGCAGGTGGCTTTCAGCAACCCTGGCCTTCTTGGGTCCACTAATGGTTGCCATTAAAGAACATCCATTCCGAATCTAAACTCAATAGTATTCGAAGTGTTTGCCTCTTTAACCACTGGATTGCCAGTTGCTGTTTTAATTTCTGTGTACCCTACTAGTCCATAGACTGGGCTCCTAGATGTGGTGTTTTCAATTCTCAATCCGTCCAGGGCGACAAAGAATGAATCGGAAGGAAGGGCTAGTGCTTGTTCAAAAACGGTTGCATAAATCTTCATAGAGTTTACCCCAGACCAGGTAAATCCAGCACTCTTAACTAAATCTGACAGCTTTTTCTTTACAACAAAGTATCTGTTGTTATTAAAATCAACACCGACGTCAGACTGATTGATCTCGACCTCTAGCCTTGCATAGTTTGTGGGATTTGCAACATCCGCATTGGCAAACTCAATAAGCAGCAAAACCTTCTCTACCAAAACTCCAGAGGTTTCGTTCTCGTCTACAATAGAAAATGCCAACCTTAGCTCGTCATCAAGTGAGTGGGCATCTAGTCCAACACTGATCCCGTTGTAGTGAATATGTGATCCGTAGTAAGCACTTGGATCTTGTCTAATGACAAGCTGCCCCGTACCAAAGTCTCGCTCTAGCCAAGACAGGTTGCTTTTAACCAGCATCGTTCTGCTCAGAAGTCTTGGCCTTTCATTTCTACCAACACGAATTGGGCTGCCTAGAAGTGTGTTGTTTGAGTTAGTTCTAAAAACGATATTGTCTACCGCAATAGCACCACTTGGCTGATCTAGATTAAGTGGGGACACGATTGTTTCAATTGCCGACGCAGCAGTTTCTGTGTGATACTCCCAGTTTTCATTGGTCCCAAATGTAAAGAGAGTTCTACTTGCTCTACTGCCAGCTGCCTGGTTTACTCTACCAGGGTAAATGCCAACCTCTGTAATTTCATATCTTTCATCACTGGG